CCTAATATCTATTCATTCACAAAGCTGAGGGAAATGAAAACACTGAAATTCTCTGGTATTGCCCAATCCGTACTTGATCAGTTGTATCTATTGATTGATTCAGCTGATTTCAGTTATCTTGTGCGTGCCCAGTTGCAAAAAAAGATTGAATGATTTTGTTTATGATATGAAAACATTGCCAATAGTAAAATTATACACATGAACTTTTTTTTGGCATCAGATGATGAATCAGAAGATGAAAATATAAATGTAGCATATAAAAAAATCATAATGCAGGCTGTTAAAGATGACAAATTAAATTTATTGGAATATTCATACTTACTGGATTATTTTGTCACAGGTGGTACATTGGTCAATGCATCATGGTTTATTGCCCTAATAAAAAAAATAAATGATCCTGATCTGACAAAAATGGTAATTAATAAACATGGTGACTTATTTTCTGAATCAAGTGAAAAAATATTAAAACTTAAATCAGGATTAGCAAAAAAGTTAATCAAAGAAAAAAAGAGTGTAATTAAGTTTACAAAAGATCAAAGAAGTGCAATTAAAAAGATATGTAAGTTTTTGCCAGATTTTGAACAAAAAATATTTGGTTTGTATGGATATGCTGGAACAGGAAAAACTACAACTGTTGTTGAAATTGTAACATATTTACTCAAACATAAAATCATTCACTCTGTTGTTTTTACTGCACCAACTAATAAGGCTGTAAGTGTCATCAAATCTAGATTTAGAATGTATTTGAGAGAATTATCTAAACAATTTTTGACAAAAGATATTCCTGAACAATTTAGTTTTGAAGATGTTATTGATGAGTTATATAAAAAGGGTATTCAGATAGACTTTACAACAATTCACAAATTACTTAAATTTGAATCTGATTTTAATAGTGATGGTGATACAATTTTTATTAAGGGTGATGGTGATACATTAATTAGTAAATATGAGTTGGTTATTATTGATGAATGTAGTATGATACCACTCAAAATTATTAATCAAATTCTGATTGATATAAGATCTGCATTAAACAAAACAAGCAATAATTATAAAAAGGTACCCAAAATTATATTTTCAGGAGATCCAGCACAATTACCCCCAGTGAGTGAAAAGAAAAGTGCAATATTTATGACAACATGTGATGATTTGTCACTCCATGACTATGTTAATGCAATATATGATGAAGGATCAAATAAAACAACATTCAAGGATAAAAATAATAATAGTGAGTATTTACCCAAATATCAAATATTTGTAAATGATATTATAAAAATGCCATGCATTACACTAAAAAAAGTAATGAGAAGCAAATTGGATGTAGTTACTAATGTTTGTTACCAAATCAGAAGATGGGCAATAGGTGAAGTTGCAACACCTGAACTTGGTGAATATATAAATTGCAAAGGTGTCTACTTTTATCAATGTTTTGATACAAAAAAAAAGTTAGAATCTGAATGGTTTAAAACCTGTTTAAAATATTTTGAAAATGAGAAACTATGCAACATTATTTTAACATGGACAAATCCACAAGCAAATGAATATAATCAAGCCATCAGATCAGCCATTTTCAAAAAAGAAAAATTGAATAGATTTGAAATCAATGATATATTAATGTTTAGTGAATTTTATAATATTGTTGAATCTGGTGACAAATTTCAAACATCAGAGCAAATCAAAATCCTTAAAATTGAACAATTTGATAAAAAATTAAGTGAATTCAGTCTTGTACTAGATAAAAAAGCACAAAAACTCAAAAATGCAAAACTATATGAATCAAAATATGTTGAAATAATCAAAAAAATACATGAGATAACTCAAAAATCATGTCCCTGCTGGAAATTAACTGTAACAAGATTTGGTGAACATGATGAACAAAATGCAACTACAATTTTAGTTATTCATGAGACCCAGGAGAAAAATCTAATGAATGATAAAGATATGGTGGCTAATTGTGTGAAAACATTAAGGCGCATGTTAATTACTAAATTTAAGGACAAGGTAAACCAAATTGACAATGCAGTTATTAAACCATTTTGGAGACAATGGCACAAAAGATATATTGAGCCATTTGCCAGTGTTAATTATGGTTATGCGATTACATGTCATAAAGGACAGGGGTCTAATTTTTACAATGTATTTGTTGATATTGATGATATTGGAAAAAATATAAATTTTAGTGAAACCAAACATTGCATCTACACAGCAGTTACAAGAACATCAAATGAATTACATTTATTATTATCTTAGGTACAGTGCCAACCATATAATATAATTAAAATGATAATTAGTAAAAATATACATGATATTGTTCCTTTTGGTTTGCCTGATTTGTTAAACTTAAAAATTTTATAGTCTTCATTATCTTTAGTCTTATTATTTTTCTGAATCATAATAATAGTATGATATATATTTTTATAGATAGTTTTTACTCTCTTGATAGAATCTTTCCAAAAATGATATTAGTTTCCCCAAATTAAGTTCATCAAGTGTTGGATAAATTTCCTTGAAAGATAATTTTGTATGCAATTGATCTTTTTTATTTTCATAGATAACATAGTTCTCAGAAATTGCTGTGTAAACAATTCTTTTGAGGATAAGTGATAATGGAGTTTTGAAATAGTTTATGCCCAATAAATCATTTATCTTCATATTAATAGATGGTATTTCCAGATTTGCAATTATGTCATTATAAATTGTGACTAGTGTTGTTTTATTACCTGTTTTTAGTGTTATAATATAATTATTAATTGGATCCACAATACTTTTTGACATGTTGATTATATTGGATAAGCCATATTTTTCATAATAAATGAATCTGGTCATTTGAGGTATGTATTTTAAGTGATAATACATTGTTGGATTTTGCTGAATAGCTTTTTCATAAATGGCATATATATATTGTCTCAAAAAGAAAACATCATAAGATGCATATTTCAAATGAAAGCTACTCATTTTTTTGACATTCCAATTGACATCTTGAACAGGACCCATTGAATCATTAATTTGGTTCAGTTCATCATATTTTTTTTTATTAATAACATTAAAATATAATAATGCATCATAGATAGAACATTTTTTATTTTCAGATTTTGTGAAAATTTTATGATATTCACATAAAAATCTGGTATCAACCATTGTGTCAGTAAAGTGCAATATATCATCATGATTACTCATTAACAATTCTTCAAAAATATATGGTATGTCTAAAGAATCTCCACCATGAAGAACCCTGTATAATGGTGATGTGAAAATTGTTTTTATCATCATAGTTTTTTGTTCTGTACTAAACATATTGGGATCACATACAAAAATATATTTGTATTTTCTAATTGGGAAAAACCCAATTTGACACAATGCTATTTTTCTTTGATTAAATTCAAAATCAAGACCAACAACATGAGTAGCCTTTGTATGGGTTGCATCAAGATAATAAAAGATAGAATATAATAACATTAATTCAATATGTTTTGGTGATACAACTTTCATAATACAAAATTTACTTGTAACTGGTTTTGTGAATTCAGGTTTGGCATCTGTTATCAAGTCTGATGCCTTTTTAACCGCTTTATATACAATTTCCCTTATTGTCAATAGGTTGTTTTTTACTGATTTTTCATTTACTTTTTTTGAAGTATAATGATCTATTTTTATATGGGGATTGTATGAATTTATGAATTTAGTCATTTGTTGATATGTCATGTGTATAACATCATCATTCATAGGTCCATTAAGTAATTTATTTGCTAGAATATCCATTTATAATATGCATGCTCATAATGTTTGTAATGATAATGTGTATTATAGCGTTTGTACACCAGACTATAAAAACTTGAATAGAATTATAATGAGTCGCATATCAAGATATCAAGGGAGCATTTCTAAATTTTTAATAACAAAAAGCTGTTTTGCTAAGACAATAAAAGACAACAAAATTTTTGATGATATTATGAATACAACAGATCATTTAGCCCCTGTCATATTATTAACTGTTCTTAACAATCAGTATAAAAAGAAAAATTTTAAAACACATCATGGATATTACATGGCATCTGGAATAGATGTATTAATGACAGTAGCCAATATTTTTGATAATGAAACATACTATAAAACAAAATTTGGTAATAAACCAATTAATGATTTTATATCTGAAATGCCATTCTATGTTTTCAAATGTTTATCCCAAAATATTGAAACATTGGAGTCAATAGTTAATAAAGATGACATCATTAAAATGTATCATCAAGCAATAAATCAACTACAAAATAAAATTAGTAAAATAGTACAGAGAAATGAATTAACAGGAACAACAGCTGTCAAAAAAACAGACATTGTCAAGTTTCATTTTAGCAACAAACAACTAATTCAAACTAAATACAAAAAATTAAAAAAAATAGATAGAGACATATTAATTGCACATGTTGATCAAAAATATGGTCTTGTGTGTCAAATTGCTTTTATCATGGGATGGTTATTAGGTATGGGAGATGAAAAAATGTTAACTAATTTGGAAAGATTGGGAACTCATCTGGGTTTGATGTTTAAAATATCAAATGATTTTAATACTTTAGAAAGAGACATTGCCCATTCAGATAAGGTTTCATATAATCTGATTGTTAACTATGGAATTCATGAATGTTTTTCACTCTTTATGGAAAGCAAAATTAAATTACTAAATGGTTGCCTGTCTATGAATATTTTTTCAAACACAATGAAGGAAATAGTTGATCACATTGAAAAACAATTTGACAATTGTTTGAAGAATACAGATATTGAACTTAATTCAGTTTATTCCAGCTTTACAGATGGAAGTAAGGCCCCCCCAAAGAAAGATAGTTCTGATGATAGTGATGATGCAGAATAAAATTGAATATTAATATGCCAATATAATTATGCAATATATGTCATATTGCATAATTTTATGGAAAGAGTAAAAATTTTGATTGAAGAAGTAATTTCCAGTGATTCAACAACTTTATTTCTATCAGATTTGAATCTAACTGAATTACCAGAAGATATTTTTATGAACAAAGCTATTGCTAAGATAAAAACTTTAGATCTAAGTAATAATGAATTGACTATTTTGCCAGAAAATATATTTTCACATTTAATCAATTTGGAATCATTGAACATGATCAACAATAATCTAGTCAGTTTACCAGAAAAGATTTTTGCATCATTACCCAATTTACAGAAATTATTCATAAGTAACAATAATCTAACCAGTTTACCAGAAAACATATTTAATTCAGTACCCAAATTAGAATTATTGGGTTTATCTCATAATGAATTATCCATTTTACCAGACAAGATATTTAATTCACTACCTAATCTGAAACATATAAATCTTTCTAGTAACAGAATTGCCAGTTTGCCGGAAAAGATATTCGTAAATAATGCCAATTTACAATCATTGATTATGATCAATAATCAGCTGACCAAATTATCAAATATTTTATTCACACCTTTGACCAACCTGATACTTTTGAACTTGAATTGTAATAGAATATGGAATTTGTCAAAAGACGTATTTAGTTCACTAGTCAATTTAAAATCATTATCATTGTCATCAAACCAAATTGGTTATTTATTAGAAAATCAACTTGATTCACTAATTAATTTGGAAATATTGAGTATAGCTAACAATGACCTATCTGATTTACCAGATAATATATTTTCTTCTCTTACCAATTTGCGACACTTATATATATACTGCAATGACTTTTATACCTTACCAGATTATATATTTGCCCCTCTAATCCACTTACAAAAATTAGACATATCCTATAATCAAATATCTGCTTTGCCAGAAAATATGTTTAAATTTTTGACTAATTTGTGTAACTTAAATGTGAGTTATAATAATTTAACAAGTTTACCAATATCCATTTTGAATTGCAGAAGATTGACTCAATTTGACTATTCAAATAATGAAATAACATTAGATGTGAGACTGCAAAGATTTATTGATAGGATTCGTCATTATCAAAACCATGGTGTATTTGCAGATGAACAAAATATTCATGCATCTAGTATTCAAAACACAACTAAAGATTCAATAAATGCACTTTTTAAGGATCCATTTAATTGTTCTAAAGATACTATTATTAAAGAATGTTTAACTTGGGCATCCATTTCTTGTCTGCCTGATCTTTTAGCCTATTTAGAAGATACAGATATTCATTCCACTTTACTAGTCTCTTTTTATGATGTCTTTATCAAGGTCTTTGGAAGAATTATGAAACATCCCGACAAAATAGATATTATTCATAGGCTGGATCAAGAACTAAAAGAAAGTGAATGTAAATGTTTTACAGGAAGACTTACAAGATTGGTGAATTGTTTAGTGGGTTTTTATGATGACATAGTCATTGGTATTTCTGATAGTGAAAGAATTAGTGCTATTATTTTGTCTACTTTGGATGGTAGAGAGATGAATGATGAGTTGAAGAAAGTATGTGTTGATAAGTTGAAAGCAATTGATATTAATGATGAAGAAATTGATAAATGGCTCTAATTTGTTTTTAATAAAAATTGATTTATTTTTCTCTCTATGCACTTTATACTATCAATATATATATATATAAATCATCAAATGACATCCAAAATTAGTAAAATTCCTATTAGTGGACTCAAAAAACCCATTAGTGATCCATTTTATCGTTACATGATGGATGATCCAAGTGTAGAACATGTAAGAGGCAAAACAATTATTGCAAATATTGACAAAATAGCAGTCAGTTTGGCAAGACCAACACCTATGATTGCAAAATTTTTTAAGACCAAATTTGCAACATCTATTGATTACAAGGATAGTGCACTTATTATACCATCAGTTGTAACAAAAGAATCTATTCAGAAAACTATTTCTGCATTTATTGATGAATATGTCTTGTGTGGAACATGTTTGAACCCTGAAACTGTTTTAGAAGCTCAAAAAAAGAAAACATTTTTAAATTGTAAAGCATGTGGCAAAAAAACAGAAATATAATGTTATAAAGAGATACTACTAAAAAAGTAGCATAGATAATGTCAAAAAGAAATAGATCTGAAATTTATAGTGATAGTGATAATGAGGATCATTTGGTCCATTTTGATTCTGATCAGGATGAGCCACAAGAACCAACAGATCCAATACCATCACCCCCAAAGCCACCAACACATCCAACCAAAAAAACACCACCAAGAAAAACACCACCAAGAAAAACACCACCAAGAAAAATAGAT